GAGAAAAAAGCAGAAGAGTCATCCGGGGAAGAGACACCCGAACAAGTAGCAGAGGAAAAGCAGAAAAAGCGTAACTCTGTTCAAGAAAGAATCTCACAACTCGCACGACAAAAAAACGAGGCAAACACTCGTGTACAAGAACTAGAACAGCAAGTTGCTTACTTACAGGCTCAGAGTCAGCCTCAAGCTCAAGATGCGCCACAAGCCTATCCAAGACTTGAAGACTACGACTATGACGAAGCAAGACATCAACAAGCAGTTCTACAGTACACCTCAAGCGTAAATGCTCAGAACGTGCAACAGGTCATGCAGCAACAACAGCAAGCCCAGATTGCTCAATTACAAGCTCAGAAGGCACAAATTGCGTCTCAAGAGTTTATAGAGAAATCTAACGCCTTTGCTATCGACTACAAGGATTTTAACGAAACCGTTACCAATCCTAATTTCCACCAGTCGGATCAAGTAGCGAGGACGATTGTTGAATTGCCGAATGGCCCTGATGTTGCTTACTACCTTGGCAAGAACTTAAAGATTGCCAACGCTCTGAACAATAAAAGCGAGAGGGACGCTAGAGATGATTTGATAAGAATCTCAACAGCGTTACAAGTGAACTCTCGGAAACGTCGCGCTAACACGACTAACGCTCCTGCGCCCTCGAAGACGGTGACGCCTAAAGGTCGAGTTTCAAAAGATCCTAATAAGATGACACCAAAAGAGTATCAGAGGTACAGGGGATATATTAAATAGGTAATTAAAAATGGCTAATACACTTCTTAGTGCAAGCACGATAACCAAAGAAGCTCTAGCAATTTTGCATCAGAAATTGTCGTTCGTAAGTTCAATCAATCGACAGTATGACGATCAGTATGCACAATCTGGGGCTAAAATTGGGTCGGATTTACGAATTCGACTCCCAAACGAGTTTACTGTTAGAACTGGAGCTGCTCTCTCGTCTCAGGACGTAGTTGAGAGAAGCACCACGTTAACAGTTGGGACTCAGAAAGGTGTTGATTTTACATTCTCCTCAACCGAACTTGCTTTGACGATTGATGAGTTTAAAGATCGATACTTAGAGCCAGCTATGTCCGTTTTAGCTGCAAACGTCGAAAATGATGCGTTTTCCATGTCGAAGGACGTCTTCAATTTTGTCAACGGAGTAGGCTCTGCAAACTCCTTTGCCAACATTACGAACGCCCAAAAAACACTCACAGACGGACTCGCTCCCTATGATGATCGTTTTTACATGCATAACCCTCAGAGTGTTGTTGATATGCTCGCAGACACGAAAGGACTCTTTCAAGATTCTGCGTCTATCGCTGAACAATATAAAGAAGGCATGCTCGGACGAATCTCTGGTTTCGCGCACATGGAAAATACCCTTGTTCCTAGTCACACAACTGGAACGGCTGCGGCCTCAACAGGGTATCTTGTAAACGGAGCAAGTCAAACTGGCTCTAGCCTTACAGTAGACGGAGGAAGCACGACGCTACTCAAAGGTGACCTAATAACCATTGCCGGAGTCAATAGGGTTCATCCTGAAACTAAAGCAGATACAGGCGTTTTACAGACGTTTGTTGTAACGAGCGATTCTGGATCATCTGCGACAAGTCTAGCAATTTCACCCTCGATCACAGCTTCAGGCGGTAATCAAAATGTTAGCGGTAGCCCTGCTGACAATGCTGCTGTTAGTAAAGTTGGAGGAGGAAACGGAGCAGACTGGACAGATACGCTTGCGTATCACAAAAATAGCTTCACGTTCGCTACGGCCGACTTAACTCTCCCAGAGGGAGTTGATTTTGCGGCCCGAGAAGTTCTTGACGGTATCTCAATGAGAATCGTTAGAGACTACTCAATCAGTGCTGATACCTTCCCAGCGAGAATAGATATTCTCTATGGGTTTAAGACTATACGCCCTGAGACAGCGGTACGAGTGGGTATTAACTAAACCCCCTATTAGCCGGGGCGTAAAAACCCCGGCTTACTTTTTAGGTGAGATATGGCAACAAGTCAGGAAATCATTGATCGAGCAACGAGTCTTTTGCGTGTTCGTACTTCAGGCGTGACGTTTTCAACCGATGACGCAAACAAAAACTCAGATGTATTTATCGCGTTTAAGAATATGCTGAATGAGTTTGGTGAAGATGGTTTAGTTAATATTCCTGAGCCTTCTAGCTTGACCGCTACGTTAGACATTCCAGCAGGATCAGTTCGCGGACTTGCTTATAACCTAGCGGTAGAAGTAGCGGCAGAGTTTGGTTTAGATCCAACTCCAATAGTTTTTGAGATAGCAAAAGAGACAAAAGATCGTCTCGAAAGCGAAATTACTTTGGATATGTCAATTGATGCGAGCGATTTAAAATGGGCGCATGGTAAGTTTGACATAAATACAGATAACCTATGAGAGCTTCAGTTCCATTAGAGTCTAGCTATCAAAGCACACGACTAGACGCAAACAGACAGCAAACCTTGAATCTGTTTCCTCACACACTGAGAGGATATAGGCAGTTTCCCGGCCATGTAACTTTTGCATCGTTTCAAGCAACAGGAGAAGCGATTACAGACAGTTTAGGTTCTGCCCTGACTGATTCATCGTCTGAAGCAATAACAGCCTCAGTCACGCCCGGAGGCGCAGACAGAGGATTGATTGCTGATGGGCCGAATGGACTTCTGTATCAGGTTACAGGCTCGGCCTTGTATTCGATTGATTCGGGTGGAGGGGCGTTGTTCTTAGGTGAAATTGTTAACAGTCCAACCCCGGTTGTAATGGCAACTGACAGAAATCAGTTAATCATTTGCACTGGTGGAACCCCAGATGCGTATGTCTATACGGTCGCAGGAGGCTTACAAGAAATTAGCGATACCGATTTACTCCTAACTAGCAGCGTGGCCTTTTTAGATTCTAGGTTTATCTACCAACAACCAGATGGCTTTTTTGTTGTGTCTGCGTTGAACGATGGCACAAGCATAGCCTCTTTAGACTTTGCACAAGCCGAGGCTTTACCAGATGACTTGCTAAGGGTTTTCTCTCAAGACCAATACCTTTACCTATTTGGAGAAACAACGACTGAGATATGGTTTACAAGCGGCACAGGTAGGCCACCTCTTTCAAGGCAAGCAGTTTTACAACAAGGCATTTGCGGAACTTACGCGGTTGATTCAATAGATGGAGTTATATACTTCATTGATGCAACCCGAAGGCCGGGAATGATCCAAGGCGAGAATTTTGCTCCTTTGTTTGTTCCTGCAATCGGTGAGCAATGGGCAGGATTTGATGAGAGTGATTTTACAAACGCAAGGGTATCAGCCTACTCTTTGCATCAGGAAAACTTTGTAGACTTTGTATTTCAAGATCAATCACAAATCTGGACGTATCACGTTACCTCAAAGACTTGGTTTGAGAAGGACTTTATTACTACGTCAGTCGTTCATGCTTTTAGCCAAGTCCTTGCCGCACACTCTGACAACAAGAAAATTTATCGATTAGACTTTTCTAACTTTCAGCAGGATGGCGCAGACATGACAAGGCGAAAAGACTTGCCTTTGATTAGCTCTGAAGTCTTAGACGTTGGAGGTGCGGAGATGGTAATTGATCAAGTAAAACTACACGTTGACACAAGTACAGCCTCAAATGTCATTTTGAAGGTTTCAAAGAACCTCAGTAGTTTTACAACGATTAACAGTCAAAGCGTTACAGGTAACAAGACAATCGATATTAATTCAGTTGGTAAATCGAGAGAAATAATCGCAAGAATAGAAACAACTGCAAATGCTCAGGTTGATATTTTAGACGCAGCCATTGATGCTCAAGTTTTGAGAGGATAAGAAATGGGACAACTAACACAAACCACGGCACAAGTTCAAAGCATCTTAAATGATAGTGATGCGTCAAATGCCGGAAATACAAGCATCAGTGATGGCTCAGACACAACGGCAACAGCGTTAAAAAAGAGTGGGTTTTTCAGTCTCGGGGCTAGTTCGTCAAATGCTCCCACCACAGAGAGATCGGTACTCATATCAGCGGTTAGGAACGTTTCAGCAAGTGGTGAGATTAGATACGGTCAAATCGTACTAACAGAAAGCGGAGGGCTATATTGGGCAGTTGATGACGGTGGTAGCTTATCAAGTTGGGCGCAAGCAATCGGCACAACTGCAACTCAGACACTTACGAACAAGACTCTCACCAGCCCGGTACTGACTACCCCTCAGATAAATGACTCCTCAGCAGATCATCAGTATATTTTTGCAGCAGCCGATTTAGCTGCTGACAGAACAGTCAGTCTTCCACTATTAGGTGGGAACGATACGTTTGTGTTTGAGGCTCATACTCAAACTCTGACAAACAAGACACTTACCTCAGCAGTTTTAAACACCGGGGTCAGTGGTTCAGCCGTTCTTGATGAAGATGACTTTGCAAGCGATTCAGCAACCAAACTTGCAACCCAGCAATCTATCAAAGCCTATATCGCATCTCAAACATCAGGAGGCGTAACAGCGTCATCTACCACAACCTTTACAAATAAAACCATCAACGCATCAAATAACACGCTGTCTAATATTCCTGTATCAGCTACAGCGTTGACTGCTGGAACAGGTATAAGTCTCAGCACTAACACGCTAAACGTAGACGCAGCACAAACAGGCATAACGTCCCTCTTAGCAACTGATATTAAGATTGGGGAGGACGATCAAACCAAAGTTGACTTTGAGACTGCTAATGAAATTCATTTGTACGCTGACAATGCAAACAAAGTAACAGTTGATGCAAATGGAATGACTCTCAACACTGGAGCGTTGTCGTTAAAAAATGGAGCAACAAGCGCGGGAAAAATAGAGTTCTTTGAGGATTCAGACAACGGCACAAACAAAGTAACTCTAATCGGCCCTGCATCAACCTCAGACTATACTCTCACTTTACCTGCTAATGATGGCGATTCAGGACAAATACTAAGCACAGATGGCTCAGGCGTGACGAGTTGGGTATCAGTCTCAACAGCAGGAATAGCAACTGGAAGTGTGACCACCGACAAGATTGCAGACGATAATGTAACCTCAGCAAAACTAGCCCATGATCTTGATGTTGTAACATCGCTTGGTATAGGAGGAGGGTCAACTAACGGAGTCTCAATCACTCAGGGCGCAATAGCTTTAAAAAACGGAGGCGCACAAAGTTACATTAGATTTTACTGCGAAAGCTCCAACGCTCACTACGTTGAAGTTAAAGCACCTCCCCACTCTGGTTTTAGTGGTAATGTAAACTTTAGGCTCCCGGCAACTAACGGAAATGCTAACGAAGTTTTAAAATCAGATGGATCAGGTAACACCAGTTGGGGAACAGTTGCAGCAGGGCTTTCAACTGCAAAAACCTATTTCTTTGGACAAATGTAATTTTAGGAAAAAATTATGACAGTCAAAATATCGGGCGTTGATCTCAGCGCGAACACAACAGCGAACATAGGACAGGCTGGCTCCAGTGGGGGGACGTACACTGTTCATATTCTTAATCGAAGTTCATCGACAGCGTTTGTTCAACTTGGGGTAGGAGATAGTTCTGCAACCTTTGCCAACGCTCAAAAGTTATTGGAGAACACTCAGATTGCTCCCGATGAAAGTTTAAGTTTTTCTCCGGTGGTAGCAGGGGCGAGTGACTATGTAATCGGTAGAAGCACAGTCGCAAGCGTAAACATGGTGATGATGGGCTTCGATGAGAGCTAGGAGATAACAATGGTAGGAATAATTAGAAGAAATCCAGAAAAGTATCCAAGCTCACTGCCAAGGTTTCCAGATCAGGATACGAGTTCATGGCCGTATTATGGGGCTGGTAACACTAATTATCATTCTTTTTTTAGAAAAGGTTTTGCAGGGGGCACGACTGGCAGATCAATCAGAACTACTATAAATTCTAACACTTCTTTTGATGCGACTTTATTCAACATAGATGGGACTGAATCAACAGACGGTGTTTGGAACGGAGGTATGACGATTGATGAAGCGGCAGGAAATGCTGACGCAGATCAGTTTGTTGGTGCGTACATGGATACGGCTGATCAGGTTTGGTATATGTTATTTTGTGACACAGGGACAGATCCTAACACATTGTACTTCTCTAAAGTAAATGAAGCAGGAGTCGTTACAGCGATTGGAAATGCCCAACTTGGTAACGCATCTATGGCTAACATGAGATATAACAACAGTTATGCGGGTGTTTTAAGACGGTTAGGGGGGGATGGATCGGGCAACTTTGGCTTTTATTGGGTTAATACGGCAGGAGGTAATGCTGCCGCTGGCGTACCATACAGAGGCGTAGATATAACCATCAACGCAAGTAACGGCAGTTTGAGTTACGCGGCTATGATGCCTAACACTTATGGAGATCCTTACCCTATAATGGATTACCCCCGAATTGGGCCAACTGCTAATAATGTAATTGCAAATATAAGCAATCTTTGGTGGGGTTCAAGTAATAAGCCGCATACAGTAGATAACTATGGAGCCTTGGCAAATCTAACAAATGGCAAAGGCTTGCGTCAAGTCAATATAGGTGGAAATGGGGTTAATAATGTCCCTTGGTCAAATGGGTATAACATCGTAGTTGAACGATCTAAAGACACTTATACGTTCAGTGGATATTACGGAACTGGAGTGTATTCACCTAGTATCGTTAATGAAAGTGAACTTCATTCTTGGGTAGACGAAATGGCGGTTTATTATGGAATTTTATAAATTTGTAGCAGTGGGCATGGCAGGAAATTTAGTTTTTAAAACTTCTGTTTGGCTTAATCTGCTAACGGAGACAGAGTTGTGTGCATTTTTTAGAAGCTCTACTCAGATCATAGCTGATACCGCTTTATTGATGAGCCATAGAGATGGAAAAATAAACGTAGAAAGCTCAAGATTTGATGATGTTATGACGGCTTGTGTTGCAGAGAATATTTTTACCAATGACAGGGTAGCAGAGTTCAAGCGTGGGGTAATGCCAATTAGCCCGATGGAGTGGATGGATGGCCCTAACTGATGTCTGATCTATCGCAACATGAAAAAGAATGCTTAATTCGTTATCAAAACATTGAACAGCGAATGAATCGAATAGAGGTGAGTGTCTATGCGCTCTATCCTTTTTTGGTAGGGAGTTTGTTGGCCGCAAAATTTATAGGTTAAAAAAATGATCTTTGAAGTAGCCGGGATCATCAGCGCCATTAGCTCGATTAACCAAGCAGTAAGTTTAGCTAGAGACACTCAACAAACGGCTGCAACAGTCGGAGACATGATTTCAAATCTGACAAATGCTGAATCTCGCATTTTACGATTTGAACAAAAGACAAAAGCTAAACGCCCTTTAACAACTGCTGAAGCAATGAAGATCAGCCTAGCAAAAAGGGACGCCCAAGCGATTGATCGAAAATTGCATGATATGTGCCTTAGCGTAAATGGAGGCATGGAGCTTTACCGAAACGCTCAAAAAATCAAGGCAAAGGCTCAGGCAGATCACGCAAGGTTTTTAAAAACAGTTGCAAAAAAACGAGCTGCAAGAAAACAAAGGATCGAGGAATACGTCACAGCCTTTGCGGTAGTCTTTGCTATGCTTTTAGTCTTAGGTTTTGCTTATTCTGCTTACGAATATGCTTATAAGCCCTATCAACTCAAAGACGCAAAAGAACGACTGCAAAAGGCAAAAGAACGACAAAAAAACATAAGGCAATGCGGCAGGGTGAAATGCTAGATGAGCAAGCTCGCTTTCGCCTTAATAGTTTTAATAGACGGCCAGCAGCAAGAGGTTAGCTATTGGGCCGACATCCTGAGATGCAATCAATTCAGTGAGTTTGTGGAATTCGGGCATACTTACGCAAAAGAAAAACGATATAAGAAAAGACAATCACAAGTGAACATTACTGCTTACTGCAAACCAGTGTTTGTGAACGCCAATACGAAGCTTCTAAACTAATGTTTACGAACTGGCTCAAAAAAAAATACTACTATGACTACACGAATACTAAGAGATCCAAAAGGGATCAGGGTCAACCCAGAAGCGGAACCCCTGCGACAAGTAGTGATCGATATGTTTTCTCTCGTGAAACCTTTTTACTCAAGACAGACAGCAGCCTACACAACAACCGGGGAAGCTGCCCTAGAGATAGTTGAGGTTGATAGTTCAAGCACCGTGGTAGTAAGTCTCCACGTTTCGCCCAAAGACGGACAACAAGTGATAGTAAAAAGAATGGGAAGCGGGGCCGTGACAGTAGATACAGCAGGAGCCGAAACAATAGATGGGTCAGCGTCTAAGTCAATAGCAAGTCAGTTTGATGTCTTGAGAGTTGTCTTCTTAGATGCTTCAGGCGAGTACGTGGTGATCTGATGGCAGTAATAAATTATGGCAGTTATGGAGAACAAACAGATGTTCCTCGTAGCGATTTTCCGATTTTTATCCCGACAGGGCCGATCTATGGCGATGAACGCTATTACGAAGAACAGCAGGATCGAGCTGACGCACAAGATCGCCAAGACTTAATACAAGACATCAGAGAGGGTTTGGTAAATCCTTTTGATCTCACGGATGAACAGCTTAATTTTTTCACCAAAGACACCATGTCTCCGGAGGAGGCAAGAAACAGTTTAGCTCCTTTCTATGGCGTAGATGATCCCGGCTTTCCTAACGGAATCACAAACGAAGAAACGCTAGATTTTGTTCATCTGCAAACAAACAAGTACAAGAACCGAATTGCTGAGATCGTCAATACTGAAGATTTAGATGTCATTGCAGCAGTTGAACGACAGCAATCAAGGCTACAGCAAGGAGGAGATTTAGACGGTGACGGCATTGTCGCAAATGATTCAGAGTGGAGCATCTCACAAACTGATCTACCGCAAGACGTTAAGTCTCAAGTTTATGATGTTTTAATAACAGGTGGAGTTGATGTTTCAACAGTTGACGGAGTTACCGACAAGGAATCAGTCCTCACTCAAGTATTCGGAGAGAACTGGTCAGATCAATCTGAGGAGGTTCTTAGAGGCGTTTTAGATGTATTCGCTGCAAATGACGGCACTCCCATCCGTTATCCAGAAGGAGATCCAAGAAACGAAGATGCAGACATTGGCGAGGAAGGGACAGAGG